GTACGAAAACCTAAAGAAGCACTAGCTAATCTTAAAAAGGGAGCGTTGAAAAAGGCTTTAAATAGTATGAAAACGCAAGAGAAACAATTGAAGGGGCGTATTGGTAAAGACACAATTCTGTTGAGTGTATTTTATTAATGAAAAATAAATTTATAAAAGCTCATTTAAAAGTTGCTCGTGTTTATGGAGAACTATCTTCAGCAACAAGATTAAAGGTTGGTTGTATCATTGTTAAAGATGATAGAATTATTTCTATTGGATATAATGGTATGCCTTCTGGAGGTTCTAATGTTTGTGAAGAAGATGGAAAAACAAAACCAGAAGTATTACATGCCGAAGCTAATGCTATTTTAAAATTAGCTAGATCAACTGAATCTGGTTTAAATTCATCTATGTTTACTACTTATGCACCTTGTATACATTGTGCTAAGTTAATACTACAATCTGGTATCAGTGAACTTTATTATGAAGAAGATTATAAAAATGATGATGGTATTGAGTTTTTAAAAGAGTATGGATATTTGCAAATAAAGATTGTTAAAGGAGCGTTATGATACTTTTAGATTTTTCAAATATAATTGTTGGTTCAATAATGGTGGCACATAAAGTACCGGATGAAGAACGATTTGGTGAAGATTTTATCCGCCATTTAGTATTGAATAGTGTTCGTTCTTATAGGAATAAGTATAAAGATAAGTATGGTGAAATTGTTATCTGTACTGATTTTCACGGTAGTTGGCGTAAAGAAGCTTTTCCATTCTATAAAGCCCATAGAAAAGTAGCTAGAGAAAAACAGAAACAAGAAAAGGGTATGGATTGGAGTGCCTTATTTGATACGATTAGTAAGATTATTGAAGAAATTGATACATTCTTTCCATATAAAGTGATACGAGTACCACATGCCGAGGGGGATGATGTAATTGCAGTACTTTCTAAGGCATTTAATGAGAAAAGCTTGATTGTATCAAGTGATAAAGACTTTTCTCAATTGTATAAATATAAATGGGTAAAGCAGTATTCCCCAATGAAACAGAAAATGCTCAATGGAATAGACCCTTATAAGTACTTAAAGGAACATATTATTCGTGGTGACAAGGGTGATGGTATTCCAAACATATTATCTGATGATGATTGTATTGTGAATGGTGTCCGTCAAAAGGCTATTTCAAAAAAGAAAATAGCTAATTGGTTAGTTGAAGACCCACATGATTTTCCTGATGATATGAAGCGAGGATGGATAAGAAATAAAATCTTAATTGATTTTGATTTGATTCCTGAAAAGATTTCTAATGCTATTTTAGATCAATATAATGAAGAAAAGAAATATCAGAATGGTCAGTTAATGAATTATTTTATTAAGAATAGATTGAAATATCTTATGGAAAATATGGGAGACTTTACAAGATGACAAAAAACATTTCAGAATTGTTTGAAGATTTTAAAGCATTAAAACATTGGAAAAAAAAGAAAGCATTTTTAGAAGAACATAAAGATAATAAGACATTGAAGTTTTTATTGCAAGGAACTTTTGATCCAAATATTGTTTGGAATATTAATAAGATTCCAAAATATACACCAGATGAAGGGCCTGATGGAGTAAATCCAGCAACTTTATTTAATACCATTCCAAAGTGTTCTATTTTTGTTAAAGGACATCCCAGGAGTAAAGGTGTTACTGAACAAAGATTAAGTGAGCTTTTAATTCAAGTATTGGAGTCTATGAATGAAAATGAAAGTGCTTTATATGTTGGTATGTTAAAAAAGAAACTTAAAATAAAAGGATTAACGGAAAAGTTAGTTTTAGGAGTATTTCCAGATTTATATAAAAAGGATTAATAAAATGGATGAATCATATTTAAAAACTGTTGTTAAGTATAAAGCGAAAGGCAAAAAGAGTGGTAAATCTTTTGATGCTATAGTAACAGAAGCATTTAAAGAAAAATATATTACTGTTGAAGTTGAAGGAATGACACCACTTGTTTTAAAATGGGATAGTTTTATGTATACGGGTGAATTTTTTGGTAACAGTGTAACTTGTGACTTTAAAGTAGAAACAGATTTCACAACTGAAAAACCGGAACAGAGAACTCAACCGTCTGTTAAGGTGGAACGGAAAAGGAGTGGGAGACCAGAAAGTAAACGATAAGGGAGGAAGAGTGTGTATATTTCCAAAGATAATTATATTATTAAGGAAATCCGAAAACAAACACAAGGAGAATTTAAACCATCAAAAAATATGATCACAAGATGGTTCAATATATTAAATGAAGAAGTATTCAATAACATTATTCATCCATTCTATGATATTGAAATAAAAAGAAAACAAGGCTGTCATGCAGAACATATTCCGTTTGAAGATGGCTATGGAACTATTTATGCGATGCTTTCAATAAATAAAAAATTTAACGATAAGAATGAATTTCTCTATACATTAGCACATGAAATGATACATCAATGGCAATGGATGCAATTAGGAAGAACAAGTCATGGTAATTCATTTTGGAAATGGAAAAATAAACTAGCACAATTTGAAATACCATTAGGAGAAAGTATCTAAAATGCCTATATATATTTTTCAGTGTAGTAAATGTCAAACAACATTTGAATCATTTGAAACAATTAACAATATGGACAAACCATTAAATGATCCTTGTCCGTCATGTTTAGAAAATGGTAATATGTTACGATTGGTTGGTTCACCTAACTTAGGTGACTCTTGTAAATTAGAAATGACAAAAGGTTTACCAAAACCAACTAAGGATTTTAACGAAAGACTTAGGCATGTTAAAAATAGTCATGCCGGGTCAACAATAGAGGTGAGGGATTAAAATGAAAAAAGCAGCTTTGATTTTTATATTATCGTACCTTATAATGGGAAGTTCTTTGTTAGTTACAGCTGGTTCTTTGACGCCTGATTATGATATGTTTAAAGGAAATGGTGGTTCTTCAACAAAACCAGAACCAAAACCAGAACAAATAAATCCATTGAGTGATATTATGCTTTATTGTAATACAAGAGATTTTATCAACAATATGGTGAATAATGATTATCATATGAATATGGCGGCAAAAGGTTCAGTAAATGGGGATCGACATAAAGAAATAATAGAAACACATTTATGGATGAATCCTTCCAATAACCAATGGGCGATTGTATTTGTATACAAAGAAATAGATAGAAGTTGTGTGATTGGTGGAAACAATATTAAATTATATAGCCCCAAATAGGAGCAAAAATATGTATAAAAAAGCTATAACTGCAATTATGACTATTACTCTTGCGTCATTTTTGTTTTATTCAACTCCAGTATTTGCAGATCATGATTATGTAACAACGACTATTTCAAAAGTTATGCCTGCTGTTGTAGAAGTATCAGCTGAATCATTTTCAAAAAATACTCAAATGGTACCACGACCATCACCACAGAATCCAGGTCCTGATGGTAATTTCAAGTTTCGTGATAGACCACAAGATCAATTACCACCTGGTAAAGGTATTGAACCACCACGAGGTGGATCGGGTTTTGTAATTAGTGCTGATGGATATGTAATTACAAATTTTCATGTTGTTGATAATGTTTCCGATGGCAAAGGAATGGCTTTTGTTACATTCAAAGATGGTTCTAGGTATGAAACAGATTTAATCAATTATGACAAAGCTTCTGATATTGCTTTATTGAAAATTAAATTGGGTGCATCTGAAGCTAAAAAGACTTTTAAATTTGTTTCATGGGGTGATATGCCAGAAGTTGGTGATAGGGTTATTGCTATTGGTTCACCTATGAGTCTATCATTTACTACAACTTTTGGAAATGTTTCTGCATTAGATAGAATAGTTCCATCAGCAGCACCATTCGTTCCATTTGTTCAGACAGATACTTCTATCAATCCGGGAAATTCAGGCGGGCCATTGTTTAATTTACACGGAGATGTAATTGGTATCAATACTATGATTATTACAGGTAGTGGTGGATCTTCATCAGGGAGTATAGGTCTTGGTTTTGCTATTGATGGTACTTATGCGAAAAATGTTATTGAACGACTAAAGACTGGTGAAAAGATTAAACGACCATTTGTTGGTATAATGTTTCGTAGAGTCAACAAAGAAGATATGAAAGATTATACTAGTGGTGAAGGGGCGTTTGTAACCGAGGTAGTCACTGATAGTCCAGCTGTTGGTATTTTAAAAGCTGGGGATATTATTTTGAAGGTTGATGGTGTAAAAGTTCTGATCAACAAACTTGCTGCTATGGTAGCTAAGAAAAAGATAAATGATAAAGTTGTATTTACTCTAATTCGTAATAAACAAATTATTGATATTGAGATGGTTTTAGGAGAAAAATAATATATGAAACACTTTAATCATGTGCATGATATTGATGATTTACAAGTTCCCACAAGACAATCAATAGATGGGAAAAGAGTATATGTAACACCAGATGGGAATCAATATCCTTCCATTACAACTATTCTTGGTAAACAACCGAAACCAAGTTTAGTTGAATGGAGGGAAAGAGTAGGTGATGAAGAAGCCAATAGAATAATGAAAGAGGCTGCTAAAATAGGAACTGAGGTACATGAATTATGTGAAAGATACTTATATAATAAAACTATAATATCTACAGATAGTGAATCAAGAAGGGTATTCAATCGTATGAGGTTTATTCTTGGTAATATTGATAATATAGTTGGTTTAGAAATTCCAGTATACAGTGATAAGTTAAGAGTTGCTGGGACAACTGATTGTGTTGCTGAATATAATGGTAAAATTTCTGTTATTGATTTTAAAACATCGTGTAAACCCAAACGTGAAGAATGGATTGAAGATTATTGGATTCAAGCCGCATTTTATGCTGCAGCGTTTTATGAAATGACTGGATGTGTTCCAGAGCAGTTAGTGATTATTATAGCAGTACGAAATAGTTTTGATGTTCAAGTATTCAAGAAATCTATTTTTGATTCAGATATCTATATTGATAAATTGGTTGATATAATGAAAAAAGATCCCATGGTGATTCAAATAAAATAGGAGAAGTAAAATGTCAGAAATTGACGAGTTTAACGCTGAAGGTTATGGTGAAAGTTTTGATTTTGGTTTCAATACTGTTGATGAAGTAGAAGTAACTGAATATGAAAAAGAGATTAAAAGTAGAGTAGCAGATCAAGGTGGTGCCATTCCATCTGGACTAGAAGAAAAAATTGATAAGTTAATTGCTATTCGTGAGGGTGATGATTCACAGATGGACATTCTTCAAAAGAAACATAAAGAAGATTTGTTGAAAGTAGAAAAGATGATTATGCCACTTCTATATAACTTGATGAAAAATCCTGAAGATGTTTATATCAAATGGCCCAACAGGAAAGAGATTATACAGAAACAAATTAATAAAATAGTAGTCATAACAAGAGGATAATAATATGGCATGGAACTAT